GAGCGGTTTAGCCAGGTGGTGCGGCAAGGGTTGCTGACGGGTGAAACCACGCCAGACATTGCTAAGCGGTTGATTGGTAGTTTGCAATTTGGCGAGCGCGCCAAGACTGCTGGTCAACTTGCAGCAGCAGGGGGGCAGGCCACATCTGTTGCAAATAACCAGATCATTGCCCTAGTCCGAACCAGCATCAACCAGGTTGCTAATGCTGCGAGTCAACAGGTATACGAAGCCAATCAAGACATAACCAAAAAGTACCGCTACGTTGCCACGCTTGACACTAGAACTAGCGCAATATGTGCAGCACTTGACGGCAAAGAGTTTGAATACGGCAAAGGTCCAATGCCACCCCAGCATTTCAACTGCCGCTCGACGACAGTGCCAATCATCGACCCCGATATCCTGCCGCCATCTACCACCGCAACACGCGCCAGTGCTGATGGCCAGGTGCCAATTAACCAGAACTATGGGCAGTGGCTAGCAGAACGCGGGTCAACGGAAACCAAGTTGCAGCATGAATTTCGCAAAGCTAAAGCTTTTGGATTTGAAGGTCAGCAGCGTGAATGGAAAAAAAGCGACAAAGAAGTTAAAAGTGGTCGTGCAAAAGCTGGTGAATATCGGGAAACCCTTGAGCAGTTCTATGGCCGCAACAAAGACAATCCAGCTTTTGTTAGGGCAAAATACTTTGATCGCCTTGTTCGCAAAGATGGCCCACGCGATGCAATGGCAAAACTGGTGCGTGATGACGGCTCAGAGCTAACCTTGGAGCAACTCAAGCAACGTTATGGACCTCCCCGGACTTAGGCATTACACACTCGGAGGCATCAGCTCCGACCAAGTGGAGGCGCTAGTAGGTGAGGCATGGGTGCCTGCGATTTACACCGACAAGGGTTGGACCACTGCAGACGGCGCTAACCTGCTATCAGGCGTTGAGGAATGGCGTCATGCCAATCAAGAAAGGCAAACCCCCAAAGCTGCATTCAAGGCTGCTGCCAAGACTGCCAAGACACGGAAGTGATAGCCTTATGGGGTAATTTACCCTGCGGGTAATCCATGTCTGACGAGAACCAAACCGAGGCGCCTGCGGCTCCAACGGTTGATGCTGATGCACTGCAGCGCAGCGTTGAAGCACTGGAACGCAAGAATCAAGAGTTGATTGCTGAGCTGCGCACTGCCAAGAAGACCAAGTTGCCGGATGGTGTAGATGTCGATGAACTCGTTGAATTCAAGCGACGCGCCGAGCAATCCGAACTTGAATCCCAAGGTAAATACTCCGAAGCAAGGCAAGCTCTGGAGCAGCAATACCGCGAGGCGACGGCGCAAAAGGACCAGCGCATCACCGACCTTGAAGCCCGCGTCCGAGAGCTAGAGCTGGTATCACCTGCCGTTTCAGCATTGGCTGATATCGTGCATGACCCTGACATGGTGCTAAAGACCAAGCTGACCAGCGATCAAATTGAGCGCGACCCTGACGGCACGGTCGTGATTGTTGACGGCTATCAGCGCACACCAGTTGCTGAATGGGCTAAGACATTGCCAGCGTGGATGCAAAAGCAACCTAAGCCGCAGGGTAGTGGCGCACCATCAGGTGGCAGCAGTAGCGGCAGCATTCCAGCAGGGATGAACAACCCATTTTCGCGTGAGTCGTTCAACCTTACCGAGCAATCGCGGCTGTATAAAACAGACCGTGATATGTACGAACGCATGAAAGCAACAGCTAACCGCTAAGATATTCGCAACCGGCTGCGCTGGTGATACGGGCTGCGCCCACACCAAAAACCCATTCCCCTGAGGATTCATCGTGGCGACTCTTCGCTCTGATGTCATCATCCCGGAAATCTTCACGCCATATGTCTTGGAGCAGACCACCCTTCGTGATGCCTTTTTGGCTAGCGGTGTGGTCCAGCCCCTGGCAGAGCTGAATGCGACCGAGGGTGGTGACTACATCAACATTCCCTTTTTCAAAGCAAACCTGACTGGTGACTTTGAAGTGCTGTCTGACAGCACCTCACTGACACCTGGCAAGATCACTGCTGACAAGCAAGTCGGCGTTATCCTGCACCGTGGTCGCGCATTTGAGTCTCGTGACCTTGCAGCCTTGGCTGCTGGCACTGACCCCATGGCTGCCATTGGCGCCAAGGTGGCTGATTATGTGGCCAACCAACGCCAGAAAGATCTGCTTGCCTGTCTTGATGGTGTGTTCGGTTCGCTGAACGCCAACACCAGCGGCTCGGCATTCTTTGATCTCACCATCGACTCTGGGTCCGGTGACACCCCGACTGCGCTAAGCCCACGCCACGTTGCACAAGCTCGCGCCATCTTGGGTGATCAAGGTGACAAGCTGGTAGCAATGGCAATGCACTCCAAGGTCTACTACGACTTGGTTGAGCGCAAAGCGATTGACTTCATCTACGACAACAACGGCGCCCCTGACACCGCTGCTGCACAAGGTTCGACTGCTAACGCATTTGGCCCTGTGTCAGTTCCTACGTTCATGGGTCTGCGCGTCATTGTTACCGATGATGCTCCTATCACCGGCAGTGGCTCCACCTCTGAATACGGCACCTACTTCTTTACCCAAGGAGCAGTTGGCAGCGGTGAGCAAATGGCAATGGAAACTGAAGTTGATCGTGACATCCTCGCCAAGAGTGATGCCATGTCAATCGACCTCCACTATTGCTATCACCCGATTGGCTCCAAGTGGGGCGTCACCACTAGCAACCCGACCCGCGCTCAACTGGCAACAGTTGGTAACTGGTCAAAGGTGTACGAGCTGAAGAACATCGGCATCGTGCGCGCCACTAACGTTTCCAACTTCGATTGAGGAACTAACCATGGCATCTGTTTTTGAAGCTGTAGCCGGCAATGCGATCGGCTACCCAGTTGGTCTCGGTGGCGCTGTCACCCAGGCAACCAGCAAGGCAACAGGGGTAACACTTAGCAATCCTTGCGGTGCTATCACAACTCACGACGCTTCCCTTGCGGGCGGTGCTGAAGTGAGTTTTGTGGTCACAAATACGCTTGTGGCTGCAACTGATGTTCCTGTAGTGGCCATTCAATCTGGCGTCAGCACTGGCACTTATGTTGCCAGCGTAAGCGCTGTAGCGGCTGGATCATTTACTGTTACTGTATCCAACCTTGGATCAACGGCTGGTGAAGCACTTGTGTTGAACTATGCCATCATCAAGGCGGCTGCTGCCTAATTATGGGCCTGTTCGCTTTCCGGCGACTGCGTGAACAGGAGGCTGCCTCTACGGAGGTGGCCTTTTTTCCTATTGCAGAGCCTACACTGACACCAGAGGTGCAAGACAATGGCAGTAGTGATCGTGGCCACACCAGGGGCCGCAAACGCAAACTCGTATCTGACGCTGGCTGATGCACAGGCCATCGTTGATGGCATGGTGCTGGACGCTGATGTAACAGCATGGGCTACCGCAACCACGGATAACAAAAACCGTGCGTTGTATTCCGCTGCGCAGAGGTTAGACCGTGAACGCTTTCTTGGTGCTCGCTCTACTGATACCCAATCAATGCAATGGCCGCGAACTGGTGTTCGCAAGCCCGACACCTACATCAACACCTACGCGGTCGGTTTTCCATTTCGCATTACCACCGACTACTTCACCGATACCGAAATCCCAGATCAAGTCAAGCGTGCGCAGGTGGTGTTGGCCGTTTATCTCAACAACAACCCCGACGGCATCGGCCTTAGCGGGCTTGAGGATTACAAGAATGTCAAGATCGGCAGCCTCGACGTGACGCCCAACCTTGGCTACGGTGCAGTGGGTGTTGATAAGGTGCCACCAATCATGGAACGCTACCTGACAGGGCTTAGAATTAGTGGACCAGGCAACGTCTCTATCCGCCGGAGCTGATCATGGGTTACGCCTATCCCGGTGCTGAATTTATTGATGACACCGCCGCACACGGAGGGCGGTTTGGCAAGATTGTTGCGCTTGAAGATTCGGTAATTGCCAGCCTTACCGCGCAAGATTGGACCGGCAACACGCTGTCGGCTATCCCGTTCAAAGCCAGCACTGAAATTGAAGGCGTGTTTACCAGCGTCACGCTGACCAGCGGCACTGTCGTCGCGTATCGGCTATGAGCTTCAAAGGGCACCAAGGCAACGGCATTGACTACACCATTGGCGGCGAGGTTATTACCGATACGGCTGCGCATACCGGTCGGTTTCATCATATTGACTTTTACGAAAGTAGTCATATTGACACAATTGTTAGCACTAACATGACGGGCAATAGCCTTAATGGTGAGCATTTTCCTGCTGGGTTTGAAATTCGCGGGGTATTTACCAGCATCCAGCTACAAACTGGCGCTTGCATTGCGTATAAAATCTGATGACACTAGCCGGCCCGCTACGCAAGGTTGCCAGCAAGCTGATG